GGTGAGCGGGTGTTTAGACTGAGATACTTAGACGGGTATGGGCTTGAATATATAAATAAGAGGTTGAAAGCACCTTATAAAGATATTGAGGATAGCTTTTATACCGTGAAATCAAAGGTCATAAATTATCTAATAAGGAGGGGATAATGACTATAATTGTGTTCAGGCAATTCCCAGGGGGTGTATTAAGAGGATGCGGCAGTTGAAGGTTGATTCTTCAAAAGAGCCTTAATTATAACAATAACCGCAGCCCTATTGTCCTTGTTTAATTGCCTGATTAGACAGTAGATTTCCCAATCAGTTACCCTAGCCAAGACACTGCCCCGAAACCTATACCACTGGCAGACAAAGCCCCGATTACAAGATAGATAAACTTGCTGTTTCTACGGATACGCCCATTTTGCTTTTCCAATAGGTTCTTTACATCCTCAATGGAACGCCAAGTATTGAGTGACCTTTCCTCCAGCCTGCTTAACAATTCATCTCGTTCTTTAAGTTTCATATCATTGCCAGCTTACTTTAATGCCAAGCTTAATATCCCCATCGCTAGGGTCAAGGTCAAACAGGTCAATCTCAATAGATAATACCCAAACCTTAAATACGAACTTCATTTCTACCTCCTTAATAAATAACACCTAACACTAAGTATTTTATATTCAAGTCCCTCAGATAGTAAGAATCGGTGTCCACGTTGTTATCGCCCCTACATCTGTAAATCCTACCACTCTTATCTTCAGTTATTTCTACTATGCGATGCACAATCTTAGTGGTATAAATCTGATAGACGACAATATCCCCAACCGCTAATTTAGCCTTGTCAAAGTTATCTGTGCCAATAACATTGTGCCCTATATCTAACAGCCCATCCATACTGTTTGTATCGGCTATGCTGAATATCTTAACATTCGGTTCTATTTTAATAGTAAGGAGTTTAGTCTTCTCAATGTAATCTATCTGTTCACGCTTAACCCAGTCGTTAGGTGAAGCACGTTCCTGAGCGCTTTTCTTTAGATAATACTTCCGTAGCCATTGCATAATAAAATTAAGCATTTCCTAAAAGTAAACCTCTAATTCGTTTATATTATTTACATTGTGGTCAGTTTCTAGTGCTGTTGCTACCAATCTAATTTTAGTAGTAACTACCTCAGCCTCAGTTGCTAGGTTAGACCAATCTGCTGTTGCTCTAGTAGGAATACCAGTTACCCAGTCAACCCAAGCATCTGTGACAACATTCCAATATTGTATCTTCCATTCCCCATCTGCAGCATTATCAATATCTCCAAATTGTCGCCATCTTTTGATTTTGACTAAATCACTGAATGTCACTTGGGCAAATTCGTTTATGATATCTGCTTGGACACTGTTGACAGTAAGGCCATCATTTAGCCTTTCAGGAAAGTCCACATTGCCTATGGCCACATATTCCCCAAACTGTCCGAGTGTCGCCTCAGAAGCTGCCTCGCTAAGCCCCTGGTGTGTTCCTGTAAAGCCGAAGATGACTTCGTCTTTTTTGATATTCCCTACAGCAAGGTCGGCGTCTACAGCACTTAAAGTAGTGGCAGCGTAGTAACCCGCTGCGACTATTTCATTGGCGGCATTAAGGGTTTTGATTTCCAGGATATCAACCCAAGCACCGCCTTGTTCCTGCTTCAAGACCGAATTAGTAGTATCGTAATAGAATGAACCAGCAATCACAGTTGCTGCTGCTGGGAGGGCTCCAATCGCTCCCGACTGAGACATAGAATTTACAAGAGATGCTAACGCTTGGTCGTTTTGTGCTACTATTATTCCCACGGTAAACCTACCCAACTACCAGCCTGTTCTTGGTAGAGTAATTTAGTGTCTGTTTCATAATACAATGCTCCAGCCGTTACATCCCCTGTGGCTGGTCGCACCCCAGATGCTCCCGACATAAAGATATTATTTATATCCGATGCTAATGGTATCTCGTTTACTGCTAATGTTTTCCCTGCTGCCATATCACGCTCCTATAGTTAATACATAGTCAAAAGTAATATCATAATCTCCACCTGTATTGTCAAAGGTATTCAACCAGTGAGAGAATAATAATCCAGAAGCCTCTGCACCACCCGCATTAGACCCTCCCCAGATACCCGCTTCTTTGATGTCATAAGTACAATCGGCAGCTACCCAGAAAGTTGAAAAGGTTACAACATTCAAGGCTCGTGTCCGAGTTGTAATTAGCTTCCTTGCCTCATAGGTTGTCAGCGTATCGTCTGCCGATGTTGGTGTTGTAGCTCCTGACCCAATCTCCATATATGTTAGACCTACATCATAGACCCCACTTGTATCAATAAGAAAACCACCAACCAATTCTTTGCCTTCAGCACAGATTACATTGTGAGTCTCAATAACCTTGAATACCCTTTTTGTGCCCTTATAATAAGCAGTCAATCTAACTTTAGTCTCTAGTTTTAGATACTCTTCCATTCTACCCCCAAGTGAAAAAATCCCAACGGGCTTCTCGTAATCCTGCTCCATTCGTTTTCACTGCCCAGCAATATTCCCCCTTCTCCTGCTCCCAACGGGTCGGTGCTTCAGCGAGGTCTAAATCCTCCCCTTCTTGCAAAAGAACCAAAAGCCTACCAGCCCCGATATGCAGTGAAGCCGTCTGTCTCCTAAGTATTGTAGAGAAGAATTTAGTCCACCCCCCCATTGCTGGCCCCTGAATGGTCACGACATCATAAGAAAGATTGCCCGTATGAACTCTCGTCATCACAGATTCAATTAGCATTTCAGCTTCATCAAGTCCTAACAGTGGGTAATCTACTGGCTGAAATTGCCCAGCCTTTAATCCAGTCTCAACAGTTGAATAACTAAGTTTTGCCGCATCCCTACAATAGTGAAGAAGTTTAGCACCTGCTGATTCAAGGGATGAATCCTTCGATTCGTGATATGCTTCATCAACTATACTTTCTACAATCCCAGTTCCGCTTCCCTCTATTGCCTTGAGTGCTATCTGTGACCCTTCGTTCATAGCCAAGCTAATTAAAGGATATTCCCCAACATAAGTAACGACAATATTATTAGCAATGGCAGGTGGAATTGAAAGAGCATCAAAGACTATAGTAGCATCGCCCTTGCTCCAGTAGCAATCCTCACCTGTCTCTAATCCCTTAATTCCCATATCCTGCACACCAACGCCTACTACATTAACAGTAGGCACTGATGCGATTGGATAACCAACCGTAAAGGCTACTGTTTGACCATTCCCCGAAAAGGTTTCCACCTGTGGGTCAGTGAGTCCCGTTCCACCTCGTACATACTGTTTATTGCGATACAAAGGATTAGCCCCTGAAAGCAAAGCATTGTCAATATTGCTCGGAGTTGCTGTCCAGGGTGCAACATTAGTAGTCCTATCTATAAAGTAAAGAACTTTGTTCTCATCTATAAACCAAGTAAATCCCGCCAATTCTGCCAAAGCATCGTAAGCCTCAGACACCGAGCCATAATTAAAAACTGCCTCTGCGATTATGGGGCCAGCCTGTATTGAAGTCGCAGTGATAGTAACTCCCTCTTCAGCTAAATAATTGTCAAAGATATCATCAACAATAAATCCACAAGTCTCGCCTGCAGCATAAGATGCAACGACTAATCTCTTATCCGCAAAGTAATGATAATCGGTACAAGTAATAGGATGATAGAAGCCTCCTTCTGGAGCCATCCTTACAGTCTCAGGATTATCTATCACGCCGCCGAAGATAAGCACATTGTTCGGGTCATATATTAGAACCGCTTGCCCCTTGTAATATGTTGTGCCAAGTAAATCCACAATGGTAAAATTGGCTATACTGCGTTCCTCTATTCTATTCTCAACTATAAGAGACCCCTTTTTAATTAAAACTGCTATGTCGTCTATCTTAACTTGGGTAGCCATTAACTCCTCTCCTTCTGGTTCTAATTCCACCGTTACGGTCAAATCCCCTATGGCTGTAAGTGAGGTATTCAATACTGCAATCAAGTATATGGCAACAGTCAACCCGCCTTCAGCAGTCAAAAGGGCTTCCAGTTGTGCTATAAGTTGAACTACGGCTGTAAGACCACCTTCAGAAGTGAGATAAGCTTTTAGAACAGCTACTAACTGAACGATAACATCTAGACCGCCCTCGGAAGTGAGCAATGCTTCCAATACGGCGATAAGCCCTACGATAACATCTAGGCCGCCCACCGCTTCAAGCAAAGCCTTTAGTATGGCAATGAGTTGGATGGCTATGTCTAATCCACCCGTTGCTTCAAGAAGTGCTTTTAGTATTGCGACTAACCCAACAATAACGGCAAGTCCGCCTTCAACAGTGAGTAAGGCTTTTAATATCCCAATTAGCCTTACAGCAATATCTAGTCCCCCAACTGCGTTAAGTAAAGACTGAAGTATTGCCGTAAGCTTAATGATGACCGAGAGACCGCCCTCAACAGTAAGAAGTGCCTTCAATACGGCAATCAGCCCGATGATTATATCTAGGTCAACCCCACTATCTAGTAATGCTTGTAGTGTGGCGATTATCTGTAGGGCAGTATCTAAGTCAACCCCAGCTTCCAGCAATGCTTTGAGGAGGGCGATAAGGGTTACATCAATATCTAGGTCGCTTTCCCCAGCTATGTGAAAGTAAAAAGGGAAATCGTAAGGGAAGCTCCGTACATTAGAAATCCCTGTGCCCGTGTAAAAATCAAAGGGGAAGTCATAGGGGAAGTGAAGGTCACTCATAATTCAATCCCCCCCATTATGTTATAGTTATAGCAAAATCTCCCACATTGATTTTTAGCATATCGCCCGTCAGTGCAGTCTTAGCAACAGTCAATGTCTTCCACATCAGGACATTTACATTTGTGCCCCAAGTAGAATTGGTAAGGTGGTCAACCATAGCGGCGTGTGTTGCCGTAAGCCAATCACCTGTAGCTACAGGGAACTCTATTAAGCCAGTATTTTGTGTCTCACCGTCAGAAGCAGCATCAAGTGCCAACGTCATACGAGTGTAGCCACCGCCAGTTAGTTCCGCTGTTGGGGCATTTGTTTGCAGTCCAGTATCCGCTGAG